AATTCAATTTACTCAAAGGAAAAATAATATTGTTAATACTTGGTGTCTTACCTATTCCAGCCTTACCGACAACCGCCAACCAAACAACACCATTTTCAATCCATCCTCTTTTAACTTCAACCTCAGCACAATTACCAATACAAGTTGAAATAAGCCAAAGCAAAGAACAACCCATAAAGTCAATATTTGAATCTAATTTATTGTGGCATTCTAAAATGTAGTGTTGTATTTCTTTTGGGAAAATATCCAAAGGAAAAGTAACATTTTCAATAGGTAGTGGTTTATCAATTTTAGGTTTATTCTCTTCAATTTTTTTCTTTAAACGACTTCCAAAACCTTGGTCGTATAAATCCTTAGTTGCCTCTTTGAAATCCCCGTTGTGGTACTTGTGTGCGTATGCAACGAAAGGACTAATTAACTTTTCATTTGGGTATATTGTACCAGTTGAAAATAAAAACATACATCCACTATCTCTGAAAACATACCCCGAATGGTCGGAAGTTGCTCCGTGTCTTTTTACAAGATAATGTTTGCTTTTTTGTCCGTTACTTGGGATAAAGAAATCATCTTTAATAACACTCCAAATATCAGTTTTATCGTTGAAATCTTGCCACGGTGTAATTTCATCCGTTGCGTATATTTTTGGGTCACGTTTCGGCTCTATTGGTTTTTCATCAATGAAGTTATAAGCTTTTGAAATCCTCCATAGTGTTTCGCGGTCGGCATCTGTAATAAAGTCAATTTGAAAGTAGGTTAATCCAGCGTATTTGTTTTTAGGATAAATAAAAATATACCCACCAATACCACGACTTTCAAGAATAGCCTCTTTGTGCCCTTTGAGTTTTGCTATCTTTTCATTACCTACTACTCTTTTTGATTTGTAAAGGATATGAAAACCTCCGCTTGCTGTTGTGTATATCGCAAACTTTTTTTCAAAGTCAATAATGTTATCTTTAAGGGTTTGGTAGTACTCATTCCAAAATTGGTCTTTCTCTATTTGCGTTGATAAAACTTTTGTATCAACGTCAACGCATTCTAAAAAATCAAAACCCGTAATAATTCCAATTGCAATTGTTTTTGGTAATTCACTACCATCTTTTTTGATTATACCACCTTGGTAATTTAATCGCTTTAAAAATTCCTCTTTTGCTAGTTTTTCATTTTGGTTTTTACTCCAACTGAAATTTGGTTTTTTACCGCTTTCAGATTCCCCAACTGTTAAAAGTGAAAACTTTTCTAAAAAGCTAAGTGCTTGTTGTTCATCCATTCTGCATAATGTATTTAAAAAACTAAAGCCCATTAATCTTTGGCGATGCAGCGCTTTTGGATTAATAGGCTTTAAATAAGTTCCTTGTGACTAATAGTTAACCTTCTGCATTATTAACTTTCACGTGTACAAATATAGTAATTTTTATTAAATTTGCACTAGGTAATTTCTTATTTTAAGAATTATTTATTTTTGTCATGTATTAAAGCACTCTGGCGGAGTGCTTTTTTTTTAGTGTGAACTACTGTGAAATGACTTCACACCTATTTCACACCAAATTTCACACCTATTTTCTTTATTTTATAAGGCTTGTAGCATTTTTTAGTGTGAAGTTCACACCTAAATTGATTTTAAAAATATTTTTTCATTTTGTTTTTTTATTTTCTTGGTGTGAACTGTGAACTTCACACCAAAATTTCACACCTATTTCACACCTAATAACAAAAAAAAGCCTTACATTTCTGCAAGGCTTTTGAAATTACTTAGTGAATTTGACGACTAAGCTATCTTTATTGTAGCTAATTGAGACTTTAGGCACTTCAACTCCCTCCTCATCGTAAACGGTGGATTTTTGCGCTACTTTTAACAATTCCTCACGTGCTTTCAATTGTGCTTGCAAGTTGGTGTAAAGTAAATCTTCTGAGTAGTTCAACTTGCTTGCACCTTGTTTCTTTGTAAATTCGACCGAACCTAACTTAAAGGTCTTTTCGGTGTATTTATCCGCTTCATCTCTTGCAAGTTCGTCAATCTTTACCTTTGCCTCCTTGAATAGCTTTTCAAGTTTATTGAATGAAGCGAACGCATCTAAGGGGTTTACTACTCCATTTTCAACGGCTTGTAGTATTGCGTTAATACTTTGCGTTGTTTTTTCGATTACGTTCGGTTGTGCTGTTTGGTAATCGTGTTCTTTTGCTTGGAGATCAACTCCGAAATCTTCTAAGTTTTCCATTATTTGTTGTTTTTTGCTCGTAAATAATTCAAATATAATTCAATGTTAAAATGTCCTCGATTGTTCCAGAACGCTTCGATGTCTGCTAAATTCATTTCTTAAGGTTTAAAAGTTCGATGTTTTGTGTTCCAGTAAAGATGAATACTTCCTTAGCTTGTTCAACTGTTTTTTTGCCGTCTAATATCGCTTTCTTAACGACTTCAAATGTTTTATCGTCACATTCTTTTTTCTGTTTTGGTTGCGCTTGTACGGGTGGTGTTGCTATTTCGTTGCTGTGTGTTTTGTCTGCGTCTTCAATGTCGCCCGTTGGAACCATAAACGCATAAAGTAAAGCGTATTTTAAAGCGTATGTAGTGGCTTTACCTGCTGATTTGTCTTGACTATCAACTCCGTGACCATAACCTTTAATTTCAACGCTTTCACCACTTAAAGTGTGAATAATTCTATAAGTAGTTATAACTTCAGTAAATACAGATTGCTTTTGTTTTACTACGCTTTTCTTTTGATAGTTATCGTATGCTTCTTCCTCCCAACGTTCAACTTGTAACTTTGGCTCAATTTCAACAGGCAAAATAATTAGATTATGTTGCTCCATTGCTTTACCAATTGTGTACTTAACGTCTTTATCGCTAACTCCTTTATAAGAACTATTTCCCGTCCCTACGGTCATTGACTTTTCAATGTTCTTAACGTCTTTCATAACGTTTAAAATAGCCTCGTATATCGTTGGTACACGTGGCTCGATTGTTTGTTTATTTTCCATATTTCGTATTTTTCTGCTAATTTACTTTTTAAGAACCGTTCACCGCTTGGTTATGTGATGAACGGTAAATATCAATGATAAACGGTTAAAACGGCAAATCTGACTCTTCTTCATTTGCTGGTGTCGTTGGTGCCTTGTCCTGAATACTTTCTCCGTTTCCGTCTAATCTTTCAAGTCGCCACGCTTCGAGCGTATTGAAATACTTTACTTCGCCTGCTGGTGATGTCCATTCACGACCTCGCAAATTAAAGCTAACTTCTAATTGGTTTCCTACTTTGAAAGCGTCCAATAGATTACATTTGTCTTGTGTTAATTGAAACTCAATATCTTGTGGATACTGCGATTCGTCTGTAATTACAAAAATTCTTTTACTAAATTTTTCACTTACAACTTGTGTTTCTTTCGCTACCTTGAGCGTTCCTGTTAATTTAAACATATATTTGTTTTATTTGATTACTAAAATAAAGTTGCTGCTGTTTTATTAATTCTTGTTTTTGCAAATCCTAACTCTTTGATTTCTCTTTTATCTGTTTTATTGCTTTCTAATAATCTCAAAGCATTTTTATAAAAGTCTTTTTTAATTTCAAAGCCGTATGATTTACGATTAGTATTTACACTTGCTAATAAAGTAGTTCCACTGCCACAACAAGGGTCAATAACAACATCTCCTTCATCTGTAAAAATTTTAATTAATTTTTCTAATAAAGGAACTGGTTTTTGTGTTGGGTGTATTTTTTCAGTTACATTGTCACGTTCCCAATCAATGCAATTAAAAATAATTTTGCCATCGTTGTTAAATTTAGGTAATTTTTCACGATAAAAAATTAAACCATATTCGCAATTACCGACTACTTTCATATTTGCTTTTAATACTTGCGAACTGAAATTTTTACGAAATACTAAATTGATATAATTATTCAATCCATATCTTTTAGCTAATTCAATAAGGTACATTTGTTGGTCAAAAGCGCAAAATACAATCATGCATAGCGCTTGTCCTTTTTCCTTTGGTTCTTTCTTTAAAAGTTGACTACAAAAGTGCATAAATTCTGCAGGTTTAAAATTTTCATCTGTATCAAAAAATGTTTTTCCTGCTAATTCACTTTCTCCATTTTTATTATCTCCATCTTTATACCATGCAGGGTTTGATGCGTACGCATTATTTCCTAAATTATAAGGAATATCAGCTATTATTAATTGTGCTTTTTGTATTCCATACTTTTTAAAGTTTTGGAAATGGTCGTTAAATATCTCAGCTTTCATATTGTTTTTTATTAAGGTTTATTTTTCCGCTACAAATTCAGTTTTCAACCATTGTCTGAAAGCTCGTTGTATGTTCACTTGTTGCGATTGCGCTTCGAGTTCTGCGTCTGCAATTATGATATTATCAACTCTTCTAACTTCATTTAAGAACAAATTAGCATACTTCTTTGAGTTTCTGAATAGTTCTATATCTTCTAATAAATCAGCGAGTACAGGAAGTAAACCAACGACTGCGAGTAGTTTCTGTTCTTGTGTCATATCGGTAATTTTTCGGGGTGTTCGTTGTACAAGTAGATTGCCGTTAGTGTTAGAATTGCTATAATGCAAAATATAACAATAGGGTCTTTAAGAAATTGTAGTCGTGGGTCTAGTTTCATCATAATATTCTTTAATAAGTTCTTTTGAATAATCTTTAAGCTTTTTTACCTTGGTCTTTGGTACTGTCGTTTTGACAAGTACTCCATCAGGTACTGGCTTGCGTCCTGCGTTTCGGGGGTTTTGTGTCATATTATAGGGTTAAATAGGGGTGTATTTTAACCCCTTGTAAGTTACTAAGCTAATTCAGACCAGCAATTGAAAACCCAGTCTATTTTTTGGTCTTTTAAGTATTCAGGATAAAAAGCCATTGACCAAGTTTTTTCTTCTCCGTTTTCGATATAGTCAACAATTACGCTATCTTCTGTAAATCTTACTTTACCGCTTCCAATAACTCCGAAGTCTTTTTTAGCGTTGTAGTACCATTGTGCAATTCTGTTGTTTGTGTAATCAATTAAATTTTTCATATCCTTTACCGTTTAAGTGTCTACAAATATAAGTACTATTTTTTAATTATAAGTACTTTTTATTAAAAATAATTGAAAATAATTTTTAGGGCATAAAAAAAACCGTTGATTCGGGTTCAACGGTCAAGACCTTTATAGCTCACAAAACAAAGTTAGATGAGTGAAAAAACCCTCGAAGTGTGCATTGTAAAGAGGCATCGAGGGTGTATTTAAAATAAGACCCGACAACTGTTCTTAAGGGAAGTAAATCGGGTACTGTTATAGCAAAGATACAAAAAAACCGCCTATTTCTAAGCGGTCAAAATTCAGGCGTTCAACTCCGAATTTATAGTAATTGAATTTAGTTAGTAAAGCAAGATTTGACGGCATACATACAAGCAGTTTCAATTTCTGTTTGTGCAATTGAAATCAACCTCATTTTTTCTGTTGAAACTTCATTAGTTCTCATTTCTTGTAATAAATCAATCAATTCTGCTGATTTGTTTTTGATTTGATCAACCGTTTCATTTTTTGCAGGGTTGAATTCTGCTTTCACTCGTTGTTGTCCTAGTGTTTGTGACATTTTATATTTATTTAATTGATTACTAATTTAGTGTCGTTTCGTGTAATAGTGTATAAGAATAAACACGTCCTTTTTGCACCTCAACAAATTTAAACAAAGCATTCATATTTGTAACGCTTGCACCTTGACAACCTGCTGACCAATTACCAACTTTATTCCCTTTTCCCATATAATGAAAGTTTGTAAATGCGATTTCTTCGTAAATTTTACCACCGCTTTCAAGTTGTGCGTCTTTATCATTATCCCTCCAATATAGCATCGGTTTAATTTGTCTAAATGCTTTTTGTCCATTGTGTCCTTTATCCATTAATTGGTAGCACCCTCTATACTGTTTATCGTGGACCAGGATAGCCGTTCCTAATTTATTCATAGGTTTCAATCTGTAAAACACTCCAGCATCTGTTGTAATTGGAATTATTAACTCGTGTCGTTTGCCTTTATCGTCCCAATAGAAAGCACCTCCCCAATCATTGAAAGTGTCAGCTGTGTTTTCGTTTGTTCTCACTCCGAAAAGGTTAATTGAATTAGGCTCACGGAATACAACCGCTCCGATTTTTTCCATTCCTTTTATAACTTGGTCAATTGTTGGTTTCATAATAATTGTATTTGTTTTTTTACTTCTTTCCAAAATGCCATTTTTACGGCTTGTTCAACTTTCATAATTTCATCCACTGTTAGCAATGCTGATTTTACAGCTATAATTGTGCATAATATTTCGTGACCGCAATCTGTATCTTCATTCATTAGAATAATTTTAAATGAATCTACTAATTCAACTGCTTTTTGTTTAGGTGTAATCATTTCAAAAATATTAAGTAAATAATGTAACTTATAATCAAAGTTATTAATAATTCGTGGAGTAGGTTGCGGAGGTTCATAATCTTTTCACTATTAATCTAATTAAAATAGGTGTAAAAATTCCAATTGCTAAACCAATTAAAAACCAATTAAATGGATTGCGTTCTTTAGCTTTTGCGAGCTTTACAACTTCTTTAGTTTTCCACTTCGTTACATAACGCACCGTTTCAATTGAATCACGCTTTATTCTGTATTTATAGCGTATTTCTTGACGTGTTAAAGGTATTTGTACTTCAGGACAATTTAAAGGCATCTGAACGAATATAATTGAATCCTTGCCGTTTACTTTGATTGTCTTTTCGACCGTTACAACTCGCTCCGTTGTGTCTATTTTACCGCCTTTGTTTATAAATTTAGTAAAGTGGTAGTTGGCTGAACAACCGTATAATAAATACAACATTCCCACGATGTAAAGCGCACCCAGTAGGAGTACGCTTAAATGTTTGTAGTTTAATTTCATAAGTCGTAAGAACGATTAGTATTAATATATGGTTTTTTCATTGGCTTTGGTTCTAAGGTAATATTTTCTTCTTTACCACCAATCAACGACGCTTTTAATTCTTGATATTCAGCGTTGTTTTTCAGCTTAGTATCAAAGTAATAAAGTATTTTGTTTAGCTTTTCAATCTCTTTCGATTTTATTTGCCCTTTTACAAATTCGTCATTAAAATCTTCTTCTAATTCTTTGATTTTATCCGCTTGTCGCTGGATAATTTTTCTTAGGTGTCTTTCGTTACTCATTTTGTTTTGTTTAAAAATATGTTTACAAATTCAATAGGTGTTCTTTCGTCATAACCTAAAACGTTACCACTTTCAATAGTATAGTCTTTTAATTCTTGAACTAAGTCACAAAGTTGCTTTTCAATTGGTTCTTTAAGTTTTTGAATTTCTTGATTTTTAGCTAATAATTTAGCGTTCTTTCTTTTGTCCTCTGCAAACAAATCTTTCAGCATATCGTTTGCCGTTGCTAGTTGTTCGTTTAATGCATCGTGTCTTTGACATTTGCGCTTATAGTACGCTTTCAGAGTTAAATACTTCAAAGTTAACAGAATCGAAAACCCTGTTCCGATTAAGGCTAATGCCCCGATAGTGATTGTGTAAGTGTTCATATTTATTTGTTTATTTGTTACTTAAAAAACCCCTCTTGTGGTTTATCTTCCAAGATTCAGTTACGGAGGGGTTGCTATCGGTTTTCGACCACCATTTTTGTTTTTATAAATCCTTTTTCTTTAAGCTGTTCAACTTCATTTTCTTTCAAATTCCATCTTAATTTGCTCAAATGTTTAATTTCTGTTTCTTCATTCCAAATCATTTGAATATCTAAGGTTAATTGACATTCATAATTTCTTTTTCCTCCAACTTCTAAAATGTTAATTGAAATTGATTCAACGGTAATCTTACCACCTATTTCAATATCTCCTAATTTTAACTTTTCTTCCATTGTTTACTATTTTAAAAACCCCTCGGAATAGTTGCCGATTCTACTCGGAGGGGTTGGCATTTCTCAGGTACCTTGTTTAATTAATTAATTTTTCTATTTCTTGTTTGACATTGTTCCAATAATTATATGCTGAGCCAAGGTCAAGTCCTATATATTCTCTACATTGTTCCATCAACTCTTCAACTGCTATAATTGCACACTTAATTCCATTTCTCTCTCCTTGTCTAGTATTGTCCATTGTGAACTTATCTACTAATTGTTTTGCTTTTTCTGTTGTTTTCATATTTTTTTTTCGTTTTTAATTATTCAAATCTACTCACTATCTTCATTCGCTTGACCGCTATTGTGATGAGTGGTTGGATTAGTTGATGAGTGGTTTAAAACAGGGTTAATTGGTCTCCGAAACTTGAAGGAATATGAATAATAGGTTGTTGTTCTTCAATTTCTTTTTCAGTTGCATAGGTCAAATATTCCGCACATTCTTGAGTCGTTAAAGGTTTAACCATTAAACCAGTTTCAGGTAGATAAATTCTCCATCCTTTGTAAAATTCCATTCTTAATGTATCGCAATGAATCACAACGCCTTTCATTCCATACATAACATAATTTATTACTGACATCAAACAACATCTTTCGTCTAAATCTTGACCTATGTATGTAAATTGAAATCTGTTATTTGGTTGCAATCTTGCGTGTGCAACAAAGTTTCTACTACTACCCGTTGAAGGATCATTAACAGTCCCAGATTTTACATCGTTGTGAGTTAAATTTGCAATCAAGTTACAAACACTTTCAGGGGTAAAAAATTGACCAGTTTGAGCATTTGAAAGTCCTAATTCTTCAAAAATTCTTCCAATACAATCAGTCCAATTTCCCTCTTTTGATTTTGTTTCATAGTCTAAAAACAAAGCACCAAACGCTTCACCAAATAGCTTTTTTTCTTCATCTGAATATCTTTTAGCTCTTTCTTCGTATCGATATTCGTCACGACCTAAACAAAGCGCAGCAACACTCATATTTAAAAAGTCATCAAATACATTGTGTAAATGTTGACTATAAGCTATCTTTTTTAATAGTGGTATTGTATTCATAAGCTGTACATTGTTTTATTGATTTTTGTATCACATTTTATAAATTTTTCCATTGCATAAATATAGCCCTTGATATTTCCAAGCAATGTGAATCTTTTTATTTTGTCAACAACATATAAGTACGCAATGCCAATCATTTGTTTAATTGATTTTCTTACTTGCTTGAAAATTTCACAGAAACACCTATTAATAACTTCAATATCAAGCGTTAAATAATACTCTTTTAAAATCGGACAAGTGCATTTTTCAATAGCTTCTTCGCGTGTTGAAGTTTTCTTTTTTCCGTGCCAATTATCATAAGATTTTCTTTTTTCGGCATCTTGTTTATTGCTTATCCATTTTATGTTTGATGGATGACAATTCAATTTATTACCGTCAATAAATTCAATGAATTTAAAATTGAATCTATTGGGAACAAGGCATCTTGCCACTAATTTAGCTGCATATCTCTGAACCCTTTTTCCATTTATATAAATGTTATAATAAAGATAGCCGTCTTTATCTTTCAATGGTTTTATCAATTCTTCGTTTCGATAAAGTAATCCATTTTTACAAAAAAAGTATTCGCTATTTTCCTTTAGTTTTATCATAAGGTGGATTTTTAATTAGAAAATCAAATTTATTTTTATTCACGTACTCTTTAACCTTTGTTGGTGTGTAATAAATAGGCTTTGCAACTGCTATTTTAACCGCTAATTCTAAATAATTCATACCAATTCAATTTCATTACTTGTTACTTTAATCTCATTTCCCTCAAACACTATCCAATAATAGTTCAAATGTTCTGTAATAATAGCACATTCAACTCCTTTGTAAACGCAAGGACGGTACTTGATAAAATATTTAGTGTCCTTTGGTAAATCGTGGTTTTGCTCAACTATCTGATAGTTTGCTTTGCCGTTGGTTTCGGTTTTTAGTAGGTGTTTCATTTGTTACTCGTTTTAGTTTTTAAATGTTGTTTCCAAATCTCAAAGATTCTACCTGTTGAAACTTTGAATTCTCTAGCTAATTTATCAGTTGATTCACTTTCAACTCTACTTAAAATATCGCTAATCTGTTTTGGTGTTAATGGTGGTTTTCTGCTCATAATCGTTTTCTTAACCAATATCTATGCTCCTCAACTTCATTAGCTAATTCGTGCAAACGTTTGATTTTGTAATTTATGTCAACAATCAAGCATTCGTATTCAAACATTCTATCCTCAATTACTTCTTTGTTGGCAACTTTACCGGTTGAACAATTTGGGCAGTTTTCCGTTTCATCGTAAATCGGATTCATATTAATGTCTGAATTAACTACTATTGTCGCATCGCCTTTACAGATGTCGCATTGCTTGTATAGTGAGTTTCGTTCGACTAAATTAAGTCGTGCGAGTTTTTCTTGGATTGTTTCGTTTTTCATATCGTAAATTTAAAGTTAAAAGCCGTCCGATTTGTGGAATTATGACGAACGGCTTTGATAACGGATAGGTGGTTAAAACTTACTAATCTGTGATTTACTCCAAGTTTTAAAAGCATCGAATTTTTGTTGAATTTCTTTTACAACATCGTTATCTAATTCAGTTGTAGGAATTTCAAACAAGTTAATCCAAGCCTCCATTTGTTTCTTAATTGGTGCTTTTGCTAACTTTTCAGCTTCTAATTTTTCAGCTTCTAACTTCGCTAATCTTTCACGTTCTTCTTTCGCTTGACGTTCTTTTTCAGCGTCTAATTCCGCTTGTATTTTAGCTTGTTTCTCACGTTCTGCTTTTAATTCGGCTTGACGTTTAGCTTCGAGTTGTTCCGCTTCTTTTTGTGCTTTCTCACGTTCTGCTTTTAAACGTTCGTTTTCGATTCGTTGCGCCTCTACTTTTGCTTCGTGGTCTGCTTTCATTTTTTTAGCTGATTCGATTGTAGCTGTTAAATCAACCGTTTCAAAATCAATTAAATCAAAGTTGATTATCCATTGTGAAAGTGGCAAAAGTTGCTCTTTATTAGATTGAATAGTTTGTTGACGCTTGATTTCTTTTTGTCTTTCGATTTCGGCTAAACGTTCCGCTTCAATACGTTCTTGTTCCTCCTTTATTTCAGCGTCTTTTTTGGCTTGTAATTGAAGTTTTGCACCGTTTAAAACGTTATTGTAATCTGATTCACTTAATGTTCCTAAATCAATCCCTAAAGGCACAAATTCGCTAAACGGTTCAAGTTCTGTAATACGTAATTGTTTTAACGCTTCGATTCTTTCACGTTCTTTGTTTTCGGCGTACTTTTCAATCTCTTCTAAGTTTGATTCCATACGCTCGTTAATTGCAATCTCACGATTTTTTAAAGCGTCAACAAATTGACCAGCACGCAAGAAAACTTCTTTAGTTGTTTTATGCCAAACTGCAATTCCTTTAGTTCGATTATCTCGAATTTTCAATCTTAACTCCCTTGCAATTTTTGCCGTTTCAGGATTTTCAATATCCATTTTTAACACTTCATTGTAAGGAACTTCTAATTGTGTTCTTTCGCTTTGAATTTGAGGTAAATTTCCCATTAACTCATTTGCTTTGTTTTCTTCAATCCCAAATTCTTGCGGATTTACTACTACTACTACTTCATTTTTCATATTCTGTTTTTTTGATTAAAATTACTTGTTAATTGTGTTGGTTTTCCGTTATTATGACGAACGGCTTGTTGTGGTTATGAATGGTAAATCTCGATTTTATCCTTGCTAATCTTTATCTCCGTTCCTTTCGGGTAGTCGTTTTTTAGGTGTTCTTTTAGCAATTTGAAGCATTCAGGTTCTTGCTTTTGCGTAAAAACCCAATTCAATTCAGGAGTATTCTCTCTAATCCATTCTTGAACATCAGTAAACACATTAGATTTCTTAAGTGTTAAAAGTGCTTCTAGTTCGTCGATGGTGATTTTGGTTTCATTATCTATTTTATTCAGTTTCATCCATTGATTATCTGATTCTTTAAAAGCAATATTAAAATAGCATTCAAATGAATCATTTAATATAGATTCTTTCAAAATCTCCTCCCCAACATTCTGCAATATTTCAATCGCCCTTAATCTTTCTTGTTCGTTGGTAATTGCAACGTAAATGTTTTCTTTTTTCATTTTGATTCGTTTTTTAAGATTGTTTCTAATTCTTCGAGGGTTATTTCTTTTTTACTTAAATGCAATTGATTATCACCTATCCACCAACGTGGGATATTTAATACAAAAACTAAAGAGTTACAATCTTTTAAAAAATCCATAGATTCTTCATCTTGCCAAATCGGCTCATTATACCTATTCAGAATCTCAATAGCTTTCTGTTGCTTTTCTGTTGAGTCAATCGTGACTCTAATCTCGTATTTTTTCATAGCTAAATATTTTCTAAGATTTCTCCAATCGTTGATAGATTAGATTCTAATTCACTTTGTTTTCTTCTAATTTCTTCTTTCGCATAAAGTTTTACGTAAAAGATATAATTAGCAACTCCTTGATAATCGTACTTTTCAAAAAGTTTTTGAACTGTTTGTCTTGCGTCAATTTGTTCTTGTTGTTCTACTTCGGATGTATTCATTGTTCAATTATTAGTTTAAAAATTTCATTCGTGGCATAAAACGCACAAGGAAGCACGTATAAGGCAGTGAAGATTACTAAGGTTTTAAGGATTTGTTTCATTCCAATAGTCTTTAAATGTTTCGTGTTTAAACCCAATCATTGGATGAGTTAAGCGGCTTTCGTTAAATGCGTGTTCTGTTTGTTGTTTCTCCATTTCTTTGGCTTGTTTTAGTGTTTCAATAGCTTCACTTCCACCGCTTAAATCTAAGTTATCAAATAACCATTCTACTGCTGTTTTCATCTCCTTACAATTATTAAGTTTCCATTTAATTCCTTTGCCGTGTATTTCTCATTTAGCTTTTCAATCAATTCTTTAATTAGATAGAGTTTAAATGCCGTTATTCCTGCTAATTGGTTGTAAATGGTAGTATAGTTCATTTCGGTACTTAAACACGCATCTAAAAGCGTTTTTTTACCTTGTCGAATGTAGAACGCTGTTACTTCCATTCGTGCTTGTTGGTATTGTATTTTAGTCATTGCTCCAAATCTTTTTTCCATTTAAAAATATTTCAGACATTCTGTTGTCTATAAAATTTACAATCAAATCATCATTATCATTGATTATTAAATCTTCTCTAAACCAACATTCTTTAAATGTCTTGCCATTCATAGTTAATTGTTGTTTACTTACTTTCATTTTTCGTTTAATTTATCGTGCGTTACAGATGCGCACCCCCTTGTTTTGATTATCTTACTATTCTAGTTGCTTTAATTCTAGGAGCCATTGAATAATTACCATCAATGATAAATTCAGCATTATCCCAAACTTTAACACGTTTAGTTATTTTATCGTTTGCTCTTTGAAAACGCTCAAAACTTACACTTTTATCAGTTCTTTTAACACAAATGTATTGAGGGCGTAAATCGCTATCACCAATAAATGTCATTTCGTAAACATTTCCTACTTCAAATCTTGTAATTGCTTCCATTGTTTTTCGTTTTTGTTTCAACAAATATACAAACTATTTATATTTCTACAAAACATTTATATAAATATTTTACAATTATTTTTTAACTTGCTGAAAATTAGGCATAAAAAAAACCGTCTGAATTAACAAACGGCTTCCTAACCTTTAAAAAAACGAATATGAAAGTGCTAATTTAGTAATTAATCCTTCAAATCATTGATAGTTTCCTTACTTCTCTTGAAAAATTCAAACATTTTTTTCCAAATATCAACTCCAGTAACACTTTCATAGCTTTCATTTACAGATTTCAATTCAGTAGCAACACAAAAGAAAGTAAACATTTTAGTCATAATCAAATCAATAGCAATAAAATGACCTAAAATATCCGCTATAACGTACTTTTCTAAAAAGAATATAAATACTATTGCACCGCTATATAAAAGGCTTTTAGATATTGTGTGTGAAAGCCTACGGGAACGAATCTTATTTCCTTTTTTCCAACTTCGCCAAACTCCGAAACAAGTATCTAAAATGATTGAAGCTATTGCAAGTAAAACAAGTGGTTTAATTGGTGCTAATATTGTAAGCGGTGCTAAAAAAAGTAGTTTAGTTTTCATTATTTTATATAAAATTGTTCGGTTTCAAAATTATAAAATATTTCTGAATCAAAAGGGTTTTCCCTTTCAATTATACAAATTTGCTCAATAGCAACTTGACCTTCTAAAACTTCATTATCCATTTTAGCGAATAATACAAGTCCAGTAATTGAATCAACTATTGTGTACATAACTTAAAAATTAGAAATTTCAACACTTTCAATTCTTGCTGTATCTGAAGCACTTGCACATTGAATGGCAAATATTAAATACAAAGGTGTTCCTGTTGGTATAGCTTGGTTTTGTCTTGCACTCGAAATGTTTATGTCATCAGTTGCTTGAGCACCTGAATTTGTTAAACCTATAATGTTACCACTTACTATGTTTAAATTATTTCTGACTAAAGGTAAATAACTAACAGCAGTATTTGACCCAGTAACTGTTGCAATCAAAATAGCTGTTCCACCAATATTACTATCTACTTCACTAAGGTATGCACGTATAGTAAAAGTATTTGTGCTTCCTGAATTTCTAAAACCAGTAACTCTGAATTTTAAAAATTGAGGAACAAACGGCAAAGCAATTGATTTTGATATTGTGTTAGATGTACCGCTTGACGAAGTCCCTGCTGTTGTATCTTGAATTTTAAACCATCCTAATTTTGAAAGAATACTACTTTGCGTTTCATCTCCAGTATTGGTATTGCTTGTATTTCCAATTATTGTTAAATTAGCATCTGTAACGTAACGTTTGTTTGTCGAATCTGCAATATCCGCTGTTGTTGCGTCTGCTCCTGCTGTTACAAGTCCTTTTGCATCGTAAGTTATTTTAGTTTTCGTTGCGCCCGTAATTGCTGAATTAGTTGCAACCGCTCCAACGTCCGAAGCTGTGTAATTCAAAATAGCCTTAGTTTCACTTACAGATAGTCCTTCAATATTAGAACCACCACCACTTTTTCTTCCTAAAAACTCATTAGTTCCGATTGAAACTACTGTTGGTGAACCAGTGCCACTTTGTTGCACTAAAATAGAATGCGCTGGTGAATAATCGGATTTAGCTACGAAATCAGAAGGGTCTGGAATAGTTGGGAACGTTTCTAAACTTCCATCACCTCGAAGATACTGCGCTGTTGTTCCAGTTGGCGTGTTAAACTTTGCATCTACTGCTGTTTTAACCGCCTTTTGAGTAGGATAAAACGTATCTGAATTATCAGTTAAAGTTGTTTTCTTATTTGTCGTGCTTTCGACATTTGTTAAATTTATATCTAAACTCATACGCTTATATTTATTACTTGATTAGGGTCTAAGGTTACAATCGTTCCAGTTGAATTAAGCGATCCATTTACATAAACGTTAACCGTTGTATTAGGTAGTACAAGGTTTTCATCCGTTGTAACTGAATACGTACTGTTCTCATTTCGTACGTTTATTTCTGTTGGTTCTGTTGAGCAAGTATATTCCCCACCACTTGGTACTTCAATAACATCAACTCCATCTGTAATAGTCACAGGCAAACAATCGGTGCTTGGTGGTACATAACCATTCTCAAAGTCATAATCAATGTAAGGAATATTACACCAATTTTGCTCATCAAATACATTCATTTGCACCGACATAGACCAACCAGCTGTAACATCGTGTCCTTTATTGATAAATGGCTCTTTACTTACATTGATATTGATATCCATAAAATCCACCCAACGTTCTTGTAGCATCGTTGTTTTAATGTCGTTTAGAATTTGGTAACAATCTGAATGTATTTCTTGAATCATTCTAGTATTACCAAGTTCGTATTGGTCACAAACCGTCAAAATCATATTAACTCCGTTTGCGTTATTGCTATCAGTTGAATTCTGCAAAGTAGCGATAAGATAAGCGTATTGTGGTGGCGTTTCTTTATTGATTGCATCCACGAAATCCCCAAAAAAGAAATCGTTAAGTTGACGGTGTTGCACTTGGATATACTTCAACTCCGAAACTATTTTGTTTATAGTCATTCGCATTCGTAACAGTTTGTACGGTTGTTGAATATTGGAGTAGTTGCACCGTACCAATTAGGTACAATTCCCGTTCTATCTCTTGGCATCAAATCATCTGTAACGGGATATTGTGGAAACATATTCCCGTTATCGTCACGAAGGTATTTAACCAATTCATTTTTATAAAAGTCGGCATCAGCTTTTAAGCTACTTAGAAACTCGGTATTTTCGGCATCATTATTTGCGTTAAAATTTTGATCCGTTGTAGTTCCTGCACCTTTATTAGTAATCTTGGTTGTAAGGAATACAGCGCAACGATAATCGACGTACGCATCAACACAAGGTAGTATGTAAGTATTGTAAAGCGTGGCATAATTACCCGTTCTATTACCCTCAACTAAAATATAGTTAAGTAATTCAATTCCCAACGCAGGACGTAAGTAAATATCTTGACATCTTTGTATTTGAATTCTTATAGTTTTAGCATCCGCATTCTGTTGCGTCAACCCTCTTTCTTTTACTCCTTCGACTGTTGTTATCATTTCTTAACTATTAGTTGTTGATTCCAAATGTGACGACAATAAGGAGTAGTAACTCCCGTGTCTGCGTTTGTCCAATACCCACCTCTATAATTCCAAACATTACGGTCAACACGTGAGCTAATTGTTTCGATTTCCTCACGTGAATACAAACGGTTTAAGTCCATTAATTTAACACAAAACTCTCTACTTTTCCCTTCAAGTGGTGGCGTTGGACTTCTTAAAGCGTACTTAAATCTAACTTCAAATTCTAAAGTGTCATTCGTTGTTAAACGCTTTCCCAAATCGGTAACTTTTCCACCTCCGATAAGTTTATATTCAATCATTTGAGCAATACGAACTGCAACTGTTTTAACGTCAGATTTCAAAGCCTTAGCGATTGTAGTAGCGTCTTGCCCTTCGTCTAATAACTGCAATAGTTGACGGTCGAAATCAGTTAAACTCGCTGTAATTTCTCCAATAGTTTCAAATATTTCTTTGCTTCTATTAAATACCATTTCATTTTCGCTTTCCCACTCTATTTCTTCAGTGCTTAACACGTGGTAATCATCTGCATTTACTCCGAAAGTTGCAAATAATTCTATTTCATCGTTGTTAAATTGGTGTGAGTGTGAACACGCTTGAATGGGAATAGTTGGTGTAACGGGTTGCATCTTTAAAAACGGATTATTATCCTTTAACTTAATCTCTCCTACAATTCCGCTTAATTCCATCATATAGTTAAACGCCCAATTAAGAACGTTTTGTCTACTCTTAATATAGTTAGCGTTCCAAATTTCGTACAATTCACGGCTTTCTGCTGAATTAAACGAACCCTCTTGCATTTGTCCAAATAGTGACGGTGCTGTTATTCCGTTTGCTTGGAATATATTTTGAGTTGCACGCTTACTTGTGTAGTCGTAACGCTTGTCTAAATCATTACCATTAAGTTGCTGAACTATTGGTGCTAAGTCTTTACCGTCTGAAAAAGTTACAATAATTTCCCCAGCATTTTCAACTCCTCCACTTGTTCCTTTAATCTGAGAAACATACTTGTCCGCTTCTTGTTTCGTTTGTGGTTGACCTCCCGTAAACGTCACCATTGTACCAGCACTAAATGAATTTTGTACCAAAGCATCAAAATACTTAGATAAATTCATATCTGTATTGATAGCCGAAATTCCACTATAATAAGGCGGTTTAGGATAAATTCCTTTTTCAAATTTCGCTTTCTTAGTAGGGTCTTTGTAGTAGATAAAAAATGAACCTACTTTATTATTCAAGTCTAAAACTCTTAAACTTCTAAAATTAGTTTTGTCCTTAGTTTGGATTTGTGCGTTCCAATCGTCTGAAAGATAACAAGTGTTTAAGTCTTCAGAAAATCGGCAGTCGTCCATGTTTAAATGTTCCCACTTAACAACCTTAGAGCCGTCCATTGACCAACTACCTTTCACTACAAAACCTCCGTAGCTTTCGTGGTCAGTAGATACCATTTGTAACACCTCGTTCAAATCAAAATCAGTGTACTTATTTTCTATAAATAGTTGCGCCTCATTTCCACCACTTACGATTTCAATACCACCACCCGAAATGTAGTTTACCTTAGCTTTTACAATACCACCTTGCAAAGCTGAACCGTTTAAAAGTTCGTTAATAAAGAAAGGGTAATCATTCTTTTTACCCCACTTTACGAAACCCAAACGATCGCTTTCTTCAATTGGTTTTATAAAATCTTTCTTGAATGAAAGTGATATTGCTTTTACTGTGCTATCCGACATAATCCCGTTTCAATTAATGTTTCTTCTTGGTAAACTTTATAAATATAATCCCCCGTTTTCTCAAATTCAGCATCAAATACAAATGTATCTATGCGAGAATTAGTTTCAAAAACTTCTAATTCTAATTCAGTTGTAGTTTTGCTATCAATATGATAAAATTCAAATTGATAAACACCGCTATCATTAACCGCTAGTTCACTTAATGTCAGAACCGCTACGTTTTCCTCGTTGTTTGTTATCCTTAACATAGTGAATTTTTGGTTTAACTTGTGGTTTAATGATTCCAAAAACGGTCAAATCTTGTCCGTAATCTTCAATCAAATGACCTAATATTGGTGAAAATACTTTTTTCATAGTTCAAATTTAAACAAAAAAAGCCGAATGTAAAACACTCGACTTTCTTAACTATTAATTTAATCCTAAACGCTTGGTGAAGGTGTCGCTGCTAACAATGTAGCTACTAAATTAGCAGGTACATCTAAGATTGGATTGTTCTCTTGTCCTAAGAAATTTAAAATCGTTGGTGTACCGTCAGATTTCAAAGTTCCACTAACATAAGTTGAATCAGTACCTAATCGCAAACCTTCTTCTGCACCAATAAGCACATAAGTGTTATCCGCTTTTTGAACGATAAACGCTAATTCGTTTTTCGCTAACAAATGGATTTCTGCACGTTGCTCTTTTGAGTCGGAGTTTAATCTCATTTGTAAAGTTACATCGTACCATACCGCATCGTTTTCGTTGCGTCTTGGTGGTGCTGTAAAGTTTGATAGGTTTTGGCGTAGCTTGTATTGAAACACTTGAACGCTAGATGTCAAAGTTGCTACCTCTAAACCCGTTTCAGTGAACGTAAGTGTATCAACTGGAATAGGAATAACCGACTTAATACCACCTATTGAACCAGCGCAAACTCTATCGTTAAAACCTTGTGTTAAATTGCACATATTTTTCTAAGTTTTATAAAGGGGTATATTTCAACCCCTCAATGGTTAATACTATACGCTTGGACTTCCAGTTAATTCAAATACTCCGATTTGATTCAAGAAAGGCACTTGAGTACCCGCTCTGAATTTAGAACGCAAATACAACTTATCGTCATCTTGTGAATACCATAACTCGAAGTTATCGAAGTCACTTGAAAGGTCAGTTCCAAAGATAAACTCTGATTTTTTACCGAAGTAGAAAGAGTTTGTTCCGTTCAATCCCGGTACTGCTTCAATAGTTTTTGTAGTACCGAATAAGAATTGTGTGAACGCATCTTCGTCAACTCCCTTAGCGTAAAGGTTCAAGTTGATCATATTTCTACGTAACTTAGTTAACGTCTCAACACCACAAAAGAAAGTAGCATCAGGATTTTCTGTTAAGTCAGCATTAACAGCTTGCATAGCTTCGTAAGCATCCATAAACGCTTCGTAAGTGTTAGCTACTGTTAACGATGCCAAAGAACCCGTATTCAAGTCAATACAACCGTTAGCAACTGTTAAGAATTGAGTGAACCCGTTAATCCATTGTAGGTTACCCGTTCCACTTGACTTGTTACCTCTCCAAATCAATTTGTCTAATTCTCTTGCGTGTAATTTCAACAAGTAATCAGTAATTTGCGCCTCAAAAGGAAGTTGCTTATCTTCAGCCATTGCACCAGCTTGTAATGCTAATTGCGTCCAAAGACCTTCTAAGTCAGAGTTACAAAACCCTTTCATAAATCCGATTTTCTCTACTTCGATATTTCTATCCGTGAAAACCGTGTCTCCGTTTGGTGTCATTTCACAATCACCAGCTTGGTAAACGATTGAATCGTCCAACAACTTCAACGCTTCAGAACCTTTGATTCCTGTTTGAGTTGCAATTAATTGAAGCGTTCTTGCTTCAGATACTTGACGTGTTAATAACACATCTTTTTGTTGGTCTACATACGGTGCTAAATCTGAAACATCGTAGTCGAATTTTGTTTTGATAAAAGATTTTAAGCTCATCTTATTTTCTTTTTAAGTTTTTCAATAGTAAATTTTGTTTAGCTGTCAAGTTGCTATCTTCACCTTGGCGGTTAAATTTTTGGTTTTCTTTTTCAGGATTTGAAGGTAATTTTTTAAACGCTTCAAACTCTTCTTTAAGTGCTTTGTGTTCTGCTGACATCGACTCAAATGCGCTTGTAATTGATTCAAACCCTTTTGAGAATGTATCTAAAACTTCGCTCATTTTAGCGTTAACGATTTCGTTTACTTTATCCGCTGACATTTCTTCACGAACTTCTACTTCAATGATTTCTTCTACTAAACCGTTTTCATCAACTCGGATAGTTCTACCATCTTCTAAAACGTGTGTTCCTAACGGTGCTGTTACTTTGTTTTCACCGTCTACAATGTAGATAATAGTTTTTTCCATTAAGTCACCTTCCCACTCGATAACCGTTCCATCTGTTAACGTTGCTGTTTCAAATGTAGCTTCTTCGATTGGTGGCTCAGGTGCTGAAAATTTCGCTTTCAACTCTTTCATTAAGTTTGCGATTGTTTCTAATTGTTTATTCATTTTAACATACTTTTTAAGTCTTCAATGACTTGGGTTAAAAATTCGTTTTCGGTTTCCTTCATTAGTTCTTCAATTACAAAATCCCCTTCGATTGAAAATCCTGTTAGCTCTCCACTTTTAGCACGTTCGTAAACTTCTTTATCTAAAATCTTATAGCTTACTAATAGTGAGCCGTCAGATTCATCTTTAAAACGTTCAGGTGCTGTAAAACCTTTCTCATTATCAATTTGGTAAAGCATAACCATAAAGGCATTATTTACCACATCGTTTGATTTGTGTTCAACGTTGAGGTTGTTAAAGTTTCCTTTTCGAGAGTAGTCAACGACAATATCCGAAATAGCTTGTTTATCGAACACAACATAAAACTCCTCATTACCTTGTTTTCTGTAAATTGGAAAGTCTGCTGAAATTGCAACACCCGTTACTATTTGTTTCTCATCGTTAAATTCGTATCTTTGGACTTTGGAAAACGTTTGAAAAGATTTCTCGTGTGCAGGATTAGAAACCAAAGAGTTAAAAGACACCGTTGTATTGGGGTTTTCTAAATCAATGCTAATTCTGTATATAGGTAAATCCTTTCTCATTGATGCAAATGTTATAAGTATTTTCGATATGGCAAAAAAAAATATAAATATTTTCTATCCGTTTAAAAAAGGAACTGATAAAACAGATTTAAACGCTTCAATTAAATTGATTAAACGTGAATATCCAGACGCAACTATTCACATTGACGACAAAGATTATAGCACAATTAGAGGAGTTGACGTTGCACATAAAGTAATCAACTATGCACGTGAAAATAAAGGTCGATTCTTGTATATGAATGATGACTTTTTAGTCGTTAAACAACCACACAAAGCAATGTATTCAGGGGAATTAAAAGTAAACCCTAAACACCCTATAAGCTATCAAGTAGCAAGTCAGAATACTATTGATTTTCTTAATAGTTGTGGTAAGCCTTTAAAGAATTTTGAAACACATTCCCCCGTTTGGTTTGATTGTGAAAAGGTTATTGAACTATTTGACCAAATCACTTGGAAAAATGACAACTTCTTTATCAAATCATTATACTTGAATTATTATGAATTGATAGGTTTTGAGGGTGCGAACGTAAAAATCCACCAAACAAATGTACCCTTAGCACAAAGCCACCTAAAAAAATACGGTTGCGTTTCGTTAGGTGACGGTTTCGATATTAATAGCTTGAAGTCGATTCTTGAACTCTAACTCTATTCTGAATTTTAGTAATATCAGATTCAAGGACCACAACCTTAGTAGTGTTTTGAGTTGGTAGGTTTAAGCCAGTTAAATTCGTTTCCGTTGTTTGATTCGATTGTTGAGTGAAACTACTTGAACTCGCTCCCGTTGAAGGTGCGCCATTACTTGAAGGAGTAGCACCACTATCGAAAGTTGTTGCTCTAATTGCTTGTGCGTTAGCGATACCAGTAGCAAGTGCAAACGCTGAAAATGGTAAACCAAAAGTAGTCGGACTTGCTGAAACTGCTTTTACTATTGCGCTTGCTGTATCAATTGCTACTTGTGCTAATTTCATTTTCTTTTCACGTTCAAACATTCTACGCTTAATCTTTTCCTCCTCTGCTGTATTCCCACGAACTTGTTTAAGCCTTTCGTTATCTTGCACGTTTAGTAGGTTGTTAAACGCTGTGAATGTATTTTGAACGCCTTGTGCAACCTCAAGAACTTTCTCAATGTTTTTTATTTGTTCCCTAACTTTTTCTTCGTCTATTTTCTTTTGTTCATCAGCTTCTTTTTTCTTAATGTCAGTTATTCCTTTTTGCGTTTGCTCTTCTAATTTTACCAACGCATTATTATACTCCTCATAAGTTATTAAACCACCAGCCAAAGCATTTTGTAACTGCATCTGTTTTGATCCTTGTGCTTTCTCAAAATCTTCTAATTCGATTTCATAACTAGACTTTACAACTGATTCGTATAACTCTAAAAGTTCAAATTGTTTATCTTGAAAATTAGTAGTTGCTACAAGTTTTTCATTTGAGTTTTTAATTAAAGTTTGAAGTTCTTTATTGGAATTTTGAATGACTAAACTAGTTGCTAAATTTGAAGTGTCAATTATTTTCTTTGCGTTCTTTTTAGCTTCCTCTGCTCGTTCCCTTGCGTTTTGTGCGCTGTTAACTTTCAACTGATTTTCACTATCCTTAATTGATTCCGTTATTTCAATAATAGCGTTTTGAGTTTCTTTTATAAGTTCGTCATTTACTCCTAGTGCGTTTGTAGCTTTCAATATGCGTTCGTTCAACTTCAACTCATTAAGTTGTTCTTTTTGGTAAGCTATGGAGTTTTTGATTTTCTTTTCTACCAAAGCGTCCGAACTCTTACCTTGTGCTTCGAGTAGTGCAATTTCCCTTTCAAGTCCTTTTTGTTCTGAATTGAATTGTTTTTCTCTAACCTCTCTTTGTTTTTCACGTTTCGCTAATTCACGGTCAATTCGTCTTATATTAGCTTCGTGTCGTTGTTGTTGGTCTCGTTCTGTTTTACTATCAATGATATTGAAGTATTCAAGTGCTTTGATTGCACCGTAAACAACTCCGATAAACGGGAAAAATATTCCTATTAAAACCTTTACGGACGTGCCTAAATTATCGAAATAGTCGTAAGCCTTTAGAACATAAGTACTAAGTTTTTGAACGGTTGCTGTTACTTTGTCAAAATTAGCGATTAACGTACCAATTAGAACGATAATAGCACCGATTCCCGTAGCAATTAATGCACCTCTAAGTAGTTTCATAGCCGTAGTAGTGCCTAATGTTGCCGTAGTTAACCCACCTTCAGCACCCGCCATAGCCGTAGTAGTAGCAATTGAACCCGTTAAGATAAAGTTTTTAGCCTTTTCAAGTCCAATTCTAAGCTGTAAACCGAGTATTTGGTCTTTTTGTAAGTTCCTAGCAACCACATTTACAGCATTCACAACACCTTGAACGGCTTGTAATTTAACCATTGTTTGAACTAAGTCCTCATTTTCAACACCCGTTAAAGCAATTGCACTTTGTAAGCCTTGGAATACCGCTGCGCCCGTTTCGATTCCTTGTAATGCGGTGTCAAGTTTTACGGTGTCAGAAGATAAAGCCGTTGTTTGATTTCTTAAATCTCCTAATCGGTCGGTAAGTTCCGCAGCTGAATTAATTGCACGTTGACCAATTGGCGAAGATTCCCCAGCTTGTAAAGCAATGGTTTGGTATTCCTTAATCAACTTGCTTTGTTGACGAATTGATAAATTACCTTCTTTTAGCTTCTTGTCTAAGTCGTCTAAGTTTTTCTCAAATGCATCAATTCCTTTACCACTTTCTAATGTGGTTTGAGTTTCTTGAATTGATTTGTTTAAATTATCAACTGATTTGTCAAAGTCGTTAATATCTTCAATTGAATTACCCGTGTTGACCCGTAGGTTAAATATTGCTTCTGTACTCATATCTTAATTAATTCAACTGTTGTATTAACGTTTTGTTGTGCATCGTATTCACTAATTTTTTGAATGTAAAACTTCACACCATCAATTAGTTTTATTGTTCGTAAATTTAAACGGTTTACATCTAATGGCAATAACCACATTTGACATTCAATTTGTTTACCAAATTTATTGACTATCCTAGTTATTGATTGCTCATGATAAGAATACAAGTTATCATTTGGATAGGTTGTGACGGTGTAGAATACTTTATCAGGAACACCGAACAATAAATCAAACGTTGCATTATCTCGAATGTTTGTATGTCCTATAAACGGATAACTTGTGTTTTCGTCAGGGTCTCCATTTTCGTCAATATGAATCCAATTACCAGCCGTTAACGCACCACGAAAACAAATGTATGGTGACCCTTTGAACGGTTTAACAACACCGTTATCAATTGTAATATTTGACGGCATAATTAAATCCGTTACTTCATCGTTAAGGTTTGGAACATCAACCAAACATTTTGCACTAAATGGTAACTCGATTATTGTAGTTTCGTTGTTGTATTGACTTTGTGAATCGATATTGAAAGCACCGTATTTCTTATTTGTTTCAGTTGTATAGCGTGTGTTCCAATAGTCGGCATCGTCTTTGAACTTGAGTAGATAGTTACGTGTTGCAAAGTTGATAGTTGGCGTTACAATTACGTCTTCATTGAAATCTATTTTCTTTGTCCAATCGTCACTTGAATCAATATAGAAATCATCTAAGGTTTCAATCTCTAAAATTGTAGGGTCGTTCTCATTTGGATTGACATACAAGTTAAGCATATTAATAACTCCCTTAAAGAATACATCTCCAGTCATATCGGGTAAGAACGCACTAAGATACACCGTACCACCGTCTGTAAGTTGTTGGGGCTGTTTTTGTAGGTTGATATTTACCGTATCGCTTTCAATAGTTGTGGTTACCGTTGCGCTATTCATTCCCGTTCTTGTAAACGTAGTATCGTTTAAAATAAACGTAATACCAAAAGTCAACACATCGTTTACCTCAACGTTTATTTGTCGCTTGTAATCAAATGTAAATGTAGTTGCTGTTGTTTCACTTGTGATTGCACCCATATAGATTAAGTCATTTGAAATTAACGAACCGTTTTTTAACACAATCAAAGCCAAATTATAAGAACCATCAACGGTATAAGCACCGCTTCCATTTCCAACTATATCGATGTTTAGATTGTGGTCACCATTATACTGCACTTCATAAAGTCCTTTAGATTTTGCACGTATTGTTAAAGGTATTCCCGTTACAACTTGTGTTAATAAATCTTGTGTGATTGTAGCATCAATAAACGTACTGAAATTATTTACAAAGGTATTAAGTAGCCCGATCGGTTGGTCTAAGTCACGAACTAAATTGATAGTTCTATTGATAACAAACCCGTCTCCTTTGTTGTCTTCCGTTCCAAACACACTATCATCATCCGCTTGTTCTTGTGTAATACTTGGCAATTCCCCCCCACCATAACACAATAACATTCTTTTAACTCGTTCGGTTTCTAAAATATCACTATCCCACGTTATACCAACTCTTTCAAACAACTTTAACAACACTTCATAAACGTACAATTGTGGCGGAATATCAGTAAGCCTAAACGTGTCATTTGCGGGTCTATTATAGCCATTTTCAGTTAGTCCATAGTAGTAACCTTTACCTTGATTTAATAAGTTGGTATCAACTCCATTTAACACAACCGTACCGCCCCACGTGTCGACTTGATGCTGTTTTGTTAACGTATGGTTGTACTCGCTAAAATCCAACTCGTTCAGCTTGATTTTATTCATCTGTTGAACGTAGTCTATAACCTCGCTGTATAAGGTAATTTCAAACGATTTGTTAAGCGTACATCGTTGTAATTGTGCGTAGCCGTTGAATAGTAGAATCGAATTGTAGTAATATTGTGCCGTTGCTCTAATTGTAGGGTCAAAGTTTCCAATACTTGAACTACTGAACATATAAACCGATTGAAACAAATTCAAGTTAGTTTGCGTCCAAGGTAAAGTAATTGTCTTACTACTTGTTCCTTTACGCTTCGATAGGTCTTTAATATCCCCTACATTGTAGCTAATCGGAAACGGTGCGCTATCTGTAAGGTCAACTAATATGCCGTTAATAAATAATTCCCCTATCATAGTATTTGAGATTTATAGTCGAATGTACGTTTTGCCGTTACTTGTTCTTGAATCAACATATCACGCTTAGAAGTCTTTTGACGGCTCAACTCATTCATAACATTCAATGGTTCGTAAGACCAACTTGGAACGGTAAGCATTACAGGGTTGACCTCAAAGGCTTCAAGAAAATCATCTCCGCTAGTTGTTAATGTATAATTTCCGAAAGGGCAATTTTCAGTTGTATTATTAACAGCATAAAATATATTTAAAGTAACTCTTCTTAATGACCATTGTGTTTCCGCTAAATTTCTATCTATGTAACAATTAAATCCATTTACTACTAAATAATAATTTCCATCTTCATTTAAATCCAACGCCACCGTAACAGGCTCTTCACCTACTAAGGTATAGGTAACAAGGATTGAGTCGCACGTTTCCGATTCTTGCTGTGTGAAATCAACGCTTTCAATGTAGACTAACGGTGATTCATATAGCGACCTTACAAGCCAATTCTGTATAGTTGGTTTAATCCAATCACTATTTAGAATCAGTCTATCAGTAACCTCTTTCAAATGCGTTAAGTGTTGACCGTTAGCAATTGCATAATTGTAACCACTATCCGACCATTGACCGAGTGTTGACTCGTGCATTATCGTTTTAATATCGCTTTCACTAATTGAATCTAACTTGAACGTATAAGCATCCCAAACACCGTACTTATTAAGCCAAACAAGTCTAACATTTGGATAGCGTTCACATTCTCGGTCAATGTAGAATCTGAATGTTTCGGACGTGCTTAAAAGTCCAGCGATAAAGACTTCATAGTAATAGCAATTGTCAAATGAAACACCCGTTAATTCTTCAATCAAAGCTACATTTGGATTGATTACAAACAGATTAGAACCGAAAGCAATTGGTAAAGATGTGTTGGTTATTTCATTCCCACTAATGTCGTATAAATAAACATTTACACCCGTAATATTATTATTTGTCATCATTCCAATATAGCACGAATCCGTACTCCTAACGAATTGCTTTTCAGTCCTTGGAAAATCTGTTAAGAACTTTTTAAAATTAGTACTATCACTATTCAATGTATAGTCGTTCCAATTCCATTGCAACCACCTATCCGTTCTAAGCGAACCGTTAAATGCTCTTAATTCTGTACTTGTTGCAGTATCGTGTGTTGCGCCTGTGTAATATTCAGTTACCGTAATTTGATACTCGCAAATTGAATTAAAATAATCGGTTGTAATTTCACTCAAAGCTAATATCGAACTCGTTAAACGTGCCTTTACAACCTCGCTACAATCGAACCTCGCTTGACCTACATTCGTATTGTAAACTTCGTGTTGTGAAACGAATACACCATTGACTTCTACATCAACTATGTATTTAAAATCCGCTTCCGTTCCGTGGTCTAACGAATAGAAAACGAAATTTAAAGGGTTATAAACGGGGCTGAACGGCTGTGGCTCAGATATAAATAGTACACTCATTTTGCTAATTTATTAAATTTTGCTTCAAACTGCAAACCAGTCATTTCTTCGAGTAGTCTTGCAACGTCATTTAGTAGGGTTTCGTTGATAACGTTTGCTGTAATGTTACGGGGTTTTATACCTCGTTGTTTAATGTTGAAACTTATTCCGTAAGCGTGTCCAATTTCAACACCGTATGCTTGTTGGATAGCTTTTGCCATATTAGGACTTACTGTTGGCGTTTTGAATTTATAAATCGAACCTTGTGAATTAGATAAACCGTCTACCCCTTGGTCTTGAAATTTATAATAAAAATCGGCTTGAACTTCAAACGATAGCGAACCCGTAGGAAAATAAACAACTGATTGCGCTAAACCTCCTAAATTGTGAACGTTCTTTCTAACGTAGTCAGATAGTTCGTCAGTTACCAATTGACCTATTGTAGTAACCAATTTCTCATAGTCACTCAAAGGCTCATTGCTAGCTACTATCCCTAAGTCATCAAACGTTTTCATTCAATTGTTCTTTTCGTTTTTCGTTAAAAAAATGCAACCAAAACAAGGTAGTGACATACGGTTGTCGTGTTACTTCTTTGATTGAAATCCGCATATCTTCCGCAACTTGTACCACAATCTTTGTCCATAAGTACCACTCATTTCTTTCTGTTGTGTCCTCATCGTTGCTATCGCTCTCGCTGTCTTCACTCCCATTATAGCCAGCTTCCGCTTGTCTAAGTTGTGCAAAAAAAAACCTTGGAAATTTAAGTATTCTTGCCACGGAAAATGCAACCTAAACAATTCCTCTCGTTCGCTGTTTGGATTTATCACTTTGCCCTTTTCCTCTTGGCAGTATTCCATACCCTCCTCAACATAGAATATAGCTAATAGCTTTTGTGGTTCGTTTAGCAACTCTGACTTACTCATGTTCTTTAAGTCAATAATCTGACCTGTTGACCAATGTTGACGATTTGTGCTAAACGTGTAAACCTTGCCTTGTATTTCAATTCGTTCTGCAGGATTGGATTTCTTATAAGTCGAAAGTAAATCTATGTAATGGTTTGAAATCCTTAACACATCCTCAACGTGTGACTTGCGTACCTTAGAAAGCATTTCGTCACGGAATATAGAAACAACCTTAGCCCTAAATTCTAAGTTATCTAATAACTCCTCAAGTTTTACGTCTGCTGTTACTAAGTTCTGCCACTTGGCTAATTGGTCTATTCTCATATTCTTGCAATATAGTATTGTCCTTTTGTGCGTTTCGTCTTATGCGATTGGTTCGCCAAAGATAGTGAAATTACGCTATCATCGTGCATTCCTTGGGGTGCTGAATATTGCACCTTTCGAGTATTTGGATTGTAGATGTAAGTAAAGTTTTCTAATTCGTCAATTAACCAATCTATGTTTAAAACTTTGATTTCTTTATTCTCAAATGCCACCGCCAAATCTTCAATCATTATCGGTTTACTTGAACTACTTGTAACGTGTGGGTAAACTAAGTTTCTGCATTTCTTTTCTAATAGTTCATAAAACACATCGCCTTGGTTGTTTACTTCGACCGCAGTCATACAATTGTACTTAACAATCTTTTCAGCTACCTTATCAATTATCGTTGACCATTCTGTTTGCCTCCATCGTTCACAAAATACCATTTCCTTACGTTCGTTGATAACTGTTAAAACTGTGTAATCATCTGCTCGTCCGATATCTAAACCACCGTAGTTCTTACCACTTGCACCAACTCCAATACATTCACGAACGTTTCTAAATATACCAGTACCACCGTCAATAAATTCTGCTAAGTATTCTTGTCTGAATACGTGGTCAGGTAGTGACCGTTTACGTTCGTCAATTTCTCGAGTGTCAATCATTGGATTATCATAAGAAGTGAAGCTAAACGACTTGTAACGGTCATCATAGTTGCACTGCATAAATAAGCTATGAAAGTGATTTTTACCTTTTGGAGTTGAAATAAACAGAACCTTTTTACCTTTAACTAAAACCGTTGCACTAAGCACCTCATCCCAAAGTTCACGCCTTGTAAACGCCATCTCATCAACTATAAGAAAGTCAAACGTATTACCACGAATGTTGTCAGGGCGTTCCCCACTAAAGAATTGAATTGTACTTCCTAATCCTTGTATAAGTAATTCAGATTTATTGTAGCTAAATATTCCGCTGTTTTGTGTGTACTTCTCAAAGTCACTAAACACTTTCTTTGATTGCTTATAAACGGGGGTAACCCACGCTATATTGCACCCTTTGTGGTTAATTGACCAGTACAGCATTTGGTTAATACCAAGCATTGACTTACCAAACTGCCTACCAATATTTAAGACGTAATACTTAAACGGCTCATTGTTAATAGAGTTATGTATTAATCTTTGTGTAGCGTGTGGTTTATAACCTTTGATTGTTGACATTATACATCGAAATCGAATTTATCAACTTGCTTAGTTTCAGTCTTTTCAGATAGGTTATTTAAACGTTGCGTTATACTTGGATTGTATTGTCCAACCATACCGCCCTCGATTTGGTCTTGACGTATTAAATCCCTTATATGCGTACAGATAGTAATATATTCGTTGTATCTATTATCAGGATTATCAAAATATTGTTTAACACAACCTACTAACTTAAAGCAATAAACCCTAAAACCCTCAAGTGTTAAAGGTCGTTCAAGTTTCTCATTTTCAGACATACCGTCCTTACCTACGAATACGTGTCTTTTACGTGGGTTTTCTTTCACGTATAATACATACGCTTCAAACAACTCTAAAAGTCGTTCAGGGGTTTCGATATACTTGTGTTTAGCCATTACAATACAGCAAAAGTGATTATCATTCCAATAATTGCCACGATTACAACGATAGCTGACATTACACCGTCTACTCCGTCTTGTTTTTGATTTTCCATATTACTTACAATATTTAATATAAAAAGTATAAGGTACAACTTTCATTTTAGCAAGTACCCACATTAATAATCTGTATTTCTTGAAATCGTATCTTTCAAATTCATTGCGTTCCATTTTAGTTTTAGGAATTGCAATATCTAATTTTTGCTTTTCCCAATGGTGTGCAACTTGAAAGATTCGTTTAGCTTCATTTTTAGTTAGCTTTTCGCTTCTAACTTTTGCCGAAAGGTACACAATTCTTTTATCAATACCAAATTTAGTAGGTAGTAAGTGACCACCAACGAATTCAGTATAAACATTTTCACAGTGCTTACCACCGTAGTCTTGCCACGAAATAAACGCTTTCATTTCAGCTTCTAGTTCTTCACGTTCTTTTATATAGTGGAACGGTCGAATGTTCTTAATACCTATTAAAGCGTAAAACAATTGGTCTTTGAAAGTAAATAAAGGATAGTTTGTTAATTCCTTATTTGTATGCCATTTGTAAACCGATTTGATATACTTTGCATCCATATAAGTCCAACCTTTTGGAGTACTTCCCTCGGTTCTGAAATCGTGACCGTTTAGAATGTATTTGATACCGTATTTGTAAGCCGTATCGTACATTAACTTAGTCATTGCAATATCATTTGGAATATCGGCGTCAGGCAATCCAGCTTGAATAAAAGCATCGTTAAGCGTGTCGTATTCCAACTTGTTCACGTTGTAAGTTATCGCATCGACATTTAGCAACTTGATTAGTTGGCTCATATTGTGCGTAGCTTGTGGCACGTTGTAATGATTGTCAAAGTGAATAACTAAGGGTTTTAAATTCCACTTTTTAACAGCAAGGTAAAGCAATAAAGAACTATCAACACCACCGCTAATTCCCATTATACAATCATACTTTTTATTGTTTCGTACCTTATCAAGTAACGGCATCAAATCGCTTGGGTTTGCTTGTGCTTCTAACTGGTCGTGCAAATCGCAATATTCACATTGAGTATCTCCGATAGTAGCAATCGACTCATCAAATAAACATCTTGGGCATTCTTTCATATTCTATTTATTTCTCCAAAATTAGTTAATAATTTCAAATCACATTTAACACTTTTTAATTTTCCGTTCCAATGGTCTTCAAACTTATGTTTATTTCCCCACTTGTTAGTTGAAATCGAAAGACATTGAATCGCTTTTGTGTTTGGTAACAATCCAACGTTTTCAGCTTTCAGATACATTGACCAATCTAAACCAGCGTTTAAATGATTATCAAACGGCATAAAGTTAATACGCTTTAAAAAGTCAATCGATAAAACTCTACCTATTCCTATTGGCTCGTTGTGACGGCTACCTTGTGGATAACCTTGCCAAAATACCAAACGTTTACTTTCTGCAACATCGACAAAGTGACATCCTGCAACTCCGATAATGTCGTATTTGTTTAAATGTTTTTTACATAACTTCAAATAAGAATCTGAAATCCAATCACTCGAACCAACAAATAAAACGCTTTCACAATCTGACTTATTGCACGCTTTAAATCCAGCGTTCCACTTAGAACCTAACGGAGTGTTTGCGTGTTCAATATACTGAACATCTAAGTCTTTACAGATTTGTCTTGCTTGTGGTTCGTTACCGATTCCTATTGGTGTAACGCCTTGTTTGATTAATCGTTCCATTGTTAGCTTAATTAACGAGAAACGACCGTAAATTGGAATAGGTGCGTAAATCATTGCTTAACTCCTATGAAGTGAATAACTGGGGTTTTAACTTTGTTTTTTTTGATTAGCTTAAACATTTGTCTCTTAACACAATCAGGGCAACTCTTATTCATTTTTTCCCCTAAGTGCATTTCTAATTCTATTTTTTGCATGTGTGTTAATCTAAAAAAACCCTTTTTATCAAGGTTATCTAATTGCTCTTGCAATCCTTTACTTACGTTCATAAGTCATTATTAAATAGGTTAAAAGATACGCGCCAAATGAATAATGCACGTGGTTAATATCTTCACAAATATACAAAATAACAGCAACCCAAAAAGACAAGCACGCCCAACAATTGAAAGGTTTGAAGTCTATAAAGATATGTTGCTGAATAAAATAAGCTATTCCAATCGCTGTTAGTAGTATCATTCTATCGGTATTAATTTCTGTATTTCCTCTTGGAACTGCTCGAAGGATTTCCACTTACAAAGGTAGTAAATTGCGTTTGATGATTCAGTTCTAATTTGATTTTTGATTTGTGAATCTAATTGCTTTTCATATTTACCAGTTTTTAATTCAATTACAAGTTTCTTACCATTTGTAGGAATTATACCTTCAATATCTCCGTCACCACTATTCAAACCTTTTAACCAAACTCCACCGCTTGCTTTTGATTTATCTGCTCTCCAACGTCCCTCGCTTGATTTTCTTTTAGGTTCTATAAAATTATATATAAATTCCAAATAGTCACAAATAAGTTTTGTAATTGCATTTGTGTCGTGTGCTTGTTTTGAAGTTCCTTTAGTTATTTTTGTGTAAGGAATACCACGCTCATCTAAAAGTGTTTCTTTTACTGTCTTAATAACTTCTTTTGATTTTAATAACTTGTGTCGTTTCTTGTATTTCTTTTCAATTGAACCTAAAAAACGAGGGTCTTGTCCTTTCATTTCTGAATCAATACAAAGTTGTGTAAATTCCTTTAAACTAAATATTTTCATCTTCATTCAATTTTATACACATTTCACAATAAGCTATCATTTTATCTATAATTTCACAATAATATTCTGTTGGTATTGGCATTGATAGTATACCTTCAGTATCACGCAACCAACTTTGGTGGCTTTTAATTAATTCTAAGTCTTCTTTTGTCATACCATTTCAATTTTAAATTCACGTGAATAATTACCACTCGCTTTGAGTTGTTTCTTTTTCCAATTGCACAACGCACGGCTTGGGAAATACCAGCTTTCGGTGTTGGCGTAGGTTAGTTTATAGGTCATTGTTGATAGGTTTAGATTTGTATAAATATTCAACTCCTATTTCATTTTCATCTTTCCAAAAAATACTTAATAAAATTTGAAAAGTAGGGTGTGGATTTTCTTTCATAAATTCTACAATCAATGTTCCTTTATGGTCATTTATACTACAAATTTCATCATCAAATTTATGATTACATATTCTTTGAGCAATTCTACTTAATCGTTCTGTTCTCCAAAACTCATTATAACTTGGCATTTCTATTCTCATTTTTCCTCTATTTTTTTAATTAAATTTATTATTTGTCTTCTTGAAACTCCTAATAATTCAGCAACTTTTGTTCTATTAAAATCATTATCCGCTTTGTAAATAGCTTGTAATTTATCAAATGTTGTTTCTGCTCCCTTGGATGCCGTTTTCAAGTCTTTTATTTCAGTAGCTTCAATCTTTATTTTCTTGGCATTCATTACAAAGTAGTTACTTAACTTTTCAGCTTTAAGCATTGATTCTTTGTTAATCCAAAGGTAGTTAACGTTTTCGTCAAAGTTACTTTCAAAGAAGTGAATAAGTAGTGCAAACCTTGGTATGTAGCTTTTCTGCTTTGGGAACATTGACTTTAAATATTCGTTTTCCTCTTCGCTGTTTTGTTCTTTGGTTATTCTGTTAAATATTCTTTTCCATTCAGTTTTAGCACCATCGTCAAAGCGAACTCGCATCGGTTCAATGTCGTTGTCATTATTACGCTTAATTAGTTTCTGTTTAATACCTTGGTAAAACCTTACAATAGTATCTGAATACCACTGCAATACTGAATAATCAACTTCGTTTTCGTTGTATTCATCAACCTTAGCATCAGGAAAACTCAAAAGCATACGGTCTAAAAATCCATTGTCTTTATTTTCATCAGTTGCAAAAGTGTTAAAGATACTTGGTTGAATACCACCCAAAACAGGTATAAATGGTTTTTCAATAAATGAACCAGCACGAGTAATTCTATTCAAGTAAACCGATTTACCACTCCAACAACTAAGCCAAAATTCCAAATCAGACCCACTTCTATATTTATTCATATCTTTAAACCATCCAGCAAGTTCGTCTTTGAATACTCCAACTGAATTGTCATTTTCTTGGTGTAAATCAACCAAAGCTTCTAATGTAATATCATTAACTAAAAATTGTGATTTTTTTGGTGGTGGTGGTAATTCCAAACCTAAATCTGCTCTTTCTTTTTTATTCAATGAATCAATATAATCATACCTTTCTTTTGCTTCTCTATACTTTTTAATCTCATTATAATTCAATTTACTCAAAGGAAAAATAATATTGTTAATACTTGGTGTCTTACCTATTCCAGCCTTACCGACAACCGCCAACCAAACAACACCATTTTCAATCCATCCTCTTTTAACTTCAACCTCAGC